CCACAATCCCCAGCAGATTGTTCTAAAGCTGGATAGATACTAAGCTTCTCAGTACGCTTACACTCAAAGTGCAACCCATCTAAGTCAGTAACAATATCAGGTGCATCAGACCCACCATGATATTGTCGTCCTCTATAAGCCTCTACACCAAAGATCCTAGCTATCTCTTTGGCTAGCTCTCGTTCCCCATTAGCACCTTTGTTCCTTGAGAATTTACCAGCCATATCAATTCCCAGGAGCTAGCATACTAGTAATATATGATTTCAATAAATCAAAAGCCTGTTCGGGTGTAAACCCTTCCTTTACTAAATTATTATATAAATTCCACCATAAAGGAGGGAGTGTCTCAGATACTAGAGAAATAGCCTGATCCATTTGTGCTATTTCTTTATCATTAAGCATCAACAGTCTCCAATGATCTAGATAACAACGAACGCATACCTAAAGACTTCAAAGTGTCTTTCCATTTAGTTTCATCTACTTCATATGAATGTAAATTAAGTATAGGTGTACCTTCAAATGGTAACTTAGTAAGTTTCCTATTTAATACAAACAAATCACCTGATGCTTTTATCTTTCTATAAGCTACAGAATCTTCTTTAAGTATGTCTAAAATATATTTTATAGCAGTCTTTTCTCCTACTCCCTGAATCCCTTTAATGTTATCAGAAGGACAACCTGCCATTGCTTTAATTGTTGAAGCATAACAAGCATTTACTTTGTACTTACGAAAGTAATCTACCTCCGTAAACATTTTCTTTTTCACTGGATTATAAATAGATACCTTATCAGCTTTTAATAACTGATATAAATCTTGGTCAGTACTTACTATTATTGCTTTCTGATGTTCCCAAAGACCTTTACAAATAGATGCTATTAAATCATCAGCTTCAAACCCTTCCTCTACGAAAATGTTACTGCCTACACCCATAGACGGTAGATATTTTAATCTAAGATCATCTATTTGTTTATGTAATGCTTTTCTAGCTTCCTTTTCTGCATCAGAAAACTTTTCTGGATTACGTCTATTGGCTTTATACTCTGGATAAATTTTCTTTCTTAAACTTGTATCTGAATCAAAACAGAAAGCAAATTGATTCGTACTGAATCTTTCTACTAATTTAAGAATGTCTCTGAAGACACCAAATAGTACACCAGTCTTTATGTTCTCATAAGTAAAATGGCCTACAGTATAAAAAGCACGGTAGGCCAAATTACTTATGTCTATTAAAATCCAAGTTTGGTCTTTCATTATTCCAGTGTCTTTTTAGTTAATTTATCTGCTAAAGATCCTAAGAAAGGAAGAACAAATTGAGATTCTGTAATCTCAAAATCATAAGATATTTCTTGGTTTATTATATTAAGTATTCTATTGTAGTAATTAATAAGATCAACTACTTTTGACTTTAACTTTCCTATACTTTGTTTCTCTGTATCTATTTCAAACTCTTTGCACAACTGTTTCATTTCAGCTATGTCTGTCAGTGTATATTCAATCACTTGAAGATCCTCTCATGTCTTTAATTATTAAAAATATGATATGGGATGTCCTCCAACTCAGGACGCACACAGGGTTATCGGCCAACGTCATTTTCCCCTGCTATCGAATGCTCCCCACCTAAGTGGTATATTGGACATCGAATTAACACCCCATATCATATGCTTCAAATCATTAACGGGATTTACAATTATTAAATCCAACTAGAACAAGTCAAATTCTTCATCATACCATTCTTGTGGAGGAGGAAACTGCTTTGCTAATTTTAATAACTCGTCATTAGTCAAGCCGGGCTCACCCCGGCCTGATTGCGTGACGCAAGCACAATCTGGATGATGGTATTGTCCACACCTAGCACACTTCTGCGTCCTCATTGAGCATCACCTCCTCTCAATTAAAATAATATGGTCAACTTTACATAAGTTAATTATACTTAGGCTTCCTTTTTAATGATGTAGCTTCCTCTATCTCATACCATATTTCTTCAACCAAATCATGTAAATCTTCAACTAATTCTTTTTCTTCTATTTCTTTAATAACCTTTTCTACTGGTCCTTCTATAGTCGGTCCTAACCTGTCACAAACTATTCCTTTACCTTTTTTATTCCAAACACCCTCGTCAACTAAAAAGTCAATACAACTTCCTATGTCATCTATACCATAGGAATTGTAAATAGGTATTTCAATTACTGTATCCTTGCCAGTAATTCTATTCTTTTTTATAACAATCTTGCAATTAATACCTACCTGTCTTTTCTTTCCGTTTATCTGTTTTTCTAGTCTTCCTTTAACACTAGACCACAACTCAATTGTAGAATAGAACTTTAGAGCATGGCCACCACTTCTAGTCTTCTTATTGAATCCAAATCCTATGTCATCCCTAGTCTGATTCAAAATAATTAAGATACTCTTGGTGTCATGCAAAGGGCCTATTAATTTTCTAAGATTGGAGGAATTGACTTTAGCTTTACCATCCCCATAACTACCAGCAATAGCTTTACCAGACCTGTAAGCCTCTTTAGTCTTATCAAATTTCTCCCCTTCCGATTCACTACTCAAAGCGTCCATACTATCCAGTATGTAAATGAACGGCTTTTCACCTAACAATGCATCATCTACATGATAGTAAAATTCCTCTATTGTATAACTGTAAACAGGACCACTTTCGTCCTCTTCAGGAGGTTCTATTCTTTCAGCTACTTTCTTTCCGAAGAACTTTTCTATGTCCATCAAAGCCCCACGTTCCGATCCATCATAAATAAATCTGTAGTCATCAAAGAAAGGATTGATAGAAGCTTCTGCTAGACAAGTAAGAGATAGAAAAGTTTTACCACTAAAACTATCACCTACTATAAAGAAGAAATGACCCTTTACAAAACCCCCTTCAACTCTATTGGTACAAGCTAGATTAAGTAGGGCACTGCCTGTAGAAAGTAAGTCAGCTTTACTTATGATTTCTTTCTTTTCTGTCTCTGCCAAAGCTTCTCTCACTTTCTTAGGGTCTAACATAATTAAAAAAGAACACTCAAGCTTCATTTGTTGGTGAGGACCATGACATACGTCACAACCAATCAAAATCCACTTGAGTGTCCCGAGTCGCTTTCTAATCAAGTCTAGATTTTACAGTTTCAATATCTTCCTCCTCTACATAATTACTTCTCCCTTCCTTAAACATAACATAATAACCAATATAATTTCCTCTTCCAACCGTTGCTGTCCTAATTACACCCACATCACCAAGTACTGTTGTAATCGTATCACCTATATTATACTTAAATGTATACGTATAACTCATAACTAATTACCTTTCTGAAAAATTAACTCAATTTATTGTATGTAGCCTTACGTTTCTCTATAGCTTTACTACTCATAGAAGAAACACTTGCAAGCAAACTAGCGGATGAATTTGATACACTTTTTGTTACATCAAAAGGGACGCACCGCTACCTCCAAGCGGTCTGCAAACTTCAATACATCTTCTGACAAAGCCCTACTTACACTTAAAATAACTTCCTGCTCATTCCTAGCCACCATATGACCAGGCCCATGCACTAACTCAGCACGAACCCCCTTCTTTTTCTCCTCATCTGTAGGCTGCTTTAATACAGCATACAAATATAATTCTTCTCTAGACATTTGTTTAACCTTTCTTTACTAGAAACTAATCATCCTCATCCCAATCGTCCCAGTCCTCATCATCCTCCTTCTTAGACTTTGACTTGGACTTCTTTTTGATTGCAGTAACTTCATCATCTGCCACTGCTTTGTAAATATTATCATCCATATCTTCTAAAGTCAGTGACGTTCCATCACCACTAATCTTTACAATAGTACAAATCTCTCCCTCGTATTTTACATTATCTCCTACTTTCAAACCAGACTCAGTAGTGATTTCTTTCTTTGTAGTCTTTTTTGGTTCTTCATCTTCCTCCTCTTCAGGCTTCCTTGCAGGTCTCCTAGTCTTTCTTACAGGCTTTTCCTCAAAACCATCATCGTCATCGTTATCTTCCTTGTCAGGCTCTTGCAAGAAAATAGCTTTCAATTCATCATAGGAAGGAATGATAAGCATATTGTCTAATTGAAAAGCTTTCTTAACAATTGACTCATCGTATGGTTCTTTCCTTGCCTTGAACCCAATTGTTTCCACTTCATAATATTTATTTGTGCCAAGTGCCTTTTGCACTACTCCTATCTTTAATGTGTAACCATCTTCAGGATCGGCAAAATACTGAAAGTCCTCATCTTCATCAGCATTCTTAACCTCAGCATCCAATCGTTTACCAAACAAATGGAAACTCACATCCCAAATCTGAATGTCTTTTTCCTTATCATCCAAATCAATGATGTTAAACAACTGTCTCTCTTTGGGATACAAAGCAGAAATCACGTCCTGATCGGCATCAGGATCTTTCCTAAGCTCTGCAATGTGCTCACAGATAGGACAAGGCTTTCCTAAAGTCCTAGCAGGACAGACGTATCTTAGATTGTTAGGACCAATGCCTTGGTGTCTAAAGTAAGTATGCTCAAAGTAAGCATCCCCTTCATCGTATCCATATTCATTATTCCTAGTAAGAATAAAAGGAATAATATCAATACGCTTAATCTCTTCTCTGCTTAACTCAAACAGTTCTAAACCATCAGGTAAATCCAAACAGGTGTTCTGCATTCCTGTTTTATGTGTTACAGCTCTTTTCCTGGCAGATAGTCTCTTTTTCATTTCTTTTCCTCAGTTTCGTGAAACAGTTTTCTCGCATTAAAAAAAGCATAAGTAGCTAGCTTTACGCTAGTGTAAACCAAAAATGGAAAACCAATCAAGCAAAGTAGTACCATGCAAACTAAAGTCAGATCAATCATCGGTTGACCTTCTATTTTTCATGGCTAACCTACGAGACTTCCTCTTTTCCATTTGCTCCTGAGCATGTTCTGAAGCCCCAGTAGGTTTAGCATAGTAACTAAATTCGTAAAACTTCATTAACGCTTCCATTGACTTACGTTTATCTCCCAATGAATTTAAGTATGACTCTAATAATCCTAAAAGATAATTAGTTTCAATTACTGCCTTAGTTGCAACCATATAATCAGCTTGTAGAATTATAGTGGAATCAATAGCTTTCTCTGTCGTTTTAGATAATCCGTACTCTGCTGGGTCTTTAGTAATTTTCTGATACAGGTCAGCTTTTACTAGTTCTAATCTAGACTTAGCTATGTCTCTTTCTTTTCTAGCTGCTGTAACGTAATTACCAGCATCATCTACTAAATCTGGTTGTCTTTCCCACTCCTCATCTAATTTAAATTTATCTATATGTTTATTTATTTTTAATTCTGCTACGTTCAATGTATCTAAACTTACTTCCACCTGTCCCCCTCCTCTTCTACTTTTTCAGTCACAAATTTCTTAACGTCCTCATATACATTACTTTCCTGTCCTACTTTACAAGGAAAAGAAAGACTTACTCCCACCTTAACACTTTCATAGTTACCTAAATTGATAGTCCTACTCAATTCGTAAGTAACTACACCCATATTATCGGCTACTTCCATTTCTAACAGTTCTCCCTCTACTTGCTTTTCTACTTCAGTTCCTCTACTTTTATGCACAGAAGAACCAGTTAAACTTTTGGATACTGTAGTTCCCATTTCTTAATTCTTTCCTTTTAGTATATTATAACAAGCACTAACTAAACCTGCTTTCCCCGTGTATTGAAACGATTCCATAAACCAGTCTATAATCCTTATAGCTTTAGGAGCTAACTTTGCATTACCTATAGCTACATTTGCGTTGTAAGCCAGTACGGTATACCTCACTGTCTCTGGTTCATCTTTAATTGATTTGATAATTGAAGACACTTTAGACCAGTTGGATTTATAATCAAGTAAAGCCCTAGCAAGATCAATAGCTGATGTCTCTGACATACCAGATTGAATAGCGTCTAACTGTTCATCTTCATCATCCAATACAGCAATTTGATTCAATATTACCAAAGCTTTTCTAGCACTACCATCAGATACATTTGTTATTCTTTCAATTACTTCTTCAAAGACAGCTGTTCCTTCTTCAGCAGCAACTCTGTACAAGACTTCTCTAATATCCTTATCAGATAACAGTTTGAATTTTAACTCGGTTGTCCTAGTCCTAATTGTCTTTAATAGTTTCTGAGGTTCTGTAGTAGTCAGTATAAAGTAAGCATGGTCTGGTGTATCTTCTAGTAATTTAAGAAAAGATTGCTGTCCTTGGGAAGTAATCTGGTGGGCTTCCTCAATAATCCAAACCCTGTTCTTTCCTAACCAAGCACCTAAAGAACATTCCTCTTCTATTTCTCTTATAGTGTCTATACCCCTGAAAGAAGCGGCATTCAATTCTACTAAATCAAAACCAGTGCAGCCCAATTTATCAGCTAAGATTCTAGCTGTTGTAGTCTTACCTACACCGGATGGACCAGTCAGTAAAAGTGCATGAGGTATTTCTTCCTTATCAATTAACTTTTCTAATGGCTTTATTGCTGTAGCTTGACCAACTACATCAGATAAAACTTTCGGACGATATTTTTTGTAAAGTTCCGTCATTTGTAAACAAGACCATCCCGCTTATTATTTTCTTTTACTATTCTTTTCCCACACCTTTTACAATAATAACCACAGGGAGCGTTACGTGTATTATATAACTGATGAGAAGCTCTCTTACCACACCCTTGACAAGTATGAACTACATTACGTAAATGCCAAGCCAATTTAAATTCCTTTCTAAAATTGCTTTAGAAACCTTCCTACACTATCTCTTTTCCAAGTCTTTACATCTTTTCTTAATGCTTCTCTGTCTTTACAAGACCATATAGTAGGCACCTTCCATAACCAAGGAAATTCGTAGTCATATTCAATTGGTTTCAAATCGTTGGGAAAAACAAATAAAGACTTATTAAAATATCCCCTTATTACCTTCCATACAAAAAGCTGATTAGTTTGTTCAAACCATTCTTCATAAGCATCCCAATTGTCCCCTGATGTCTTATATACACCTATCTGCTTTTTAGTTGCTCCTACTATTTTAGCTACAAAGGGATCACATTTGGTATGAATTAAGACTCTTTTCATTCCTCTACGAACAAATCGGACAGTAGCATGCACCGAAACATTCTGACCTATTTCGTACCTAGTATCCGTCTCACTTACCATTAGTCCAATCTCTTTTAGAAACCTCATGCTTCCATACGTCGTTAAGCACTTGCTGTAGATCTATACCCTCTCTAGAAGCGTAGTCACAAAGATATACCATTATATCACCTACAGCGTCATCCCTCTGATTCCTATAATACTCTAAATTATCATAACCTCTAATTCCCTGATGGTGTTTAAGAGTAGCATGACACAGCTCTCCCACTTCTTCTACTATCCCCAGTAAAGGAGCTAGAGAATCTAGTACAAGATTAGGACAAACTTTACTTACCTGAGTATCAAAATTCTTTCTAGACCATATAGATATTTGATTCTGTATTTCATTTAAAGACAGATAATCACTCATAAATCATCTCCACAATTTTCTTCTTCCAATCTATCTATTTCAAAATTCAACTCGTCTATTTTATTTCTAGCTTTTGTCAATTCCTTTTCTAAATCTTCTATTTTTCTAACAGCACAATCGTGATGAACTTTCCAGCATTCATCCCAATGAGTTATCTTACCTGTACTCATTATAACTCCTAAATCTGATAATCGTTGCCACCTATATTTGTTTTGTCCGGTACTCTATCTATGGCATCACCATATTCTTTTTTGTCACAACCTTCATAAAACAGCTTACCATGATGTTCCGATTCCTCATTCAAACAAATACATCTGAATGGTATATCACCTTGAGTAGAATAATTAAGTGACGACCAAAACTTACAACCCTCGCAAGAACTCATATTTCTATCTCCTGTTTTTCAAACCAATTAACGTTAGAAGCCTCAGCCTCTACTTCCAAAGGAACAATGATCCAATCCCAATGTTTCCGAACCTCTACAGTCATTATACGTTTCGCGAGTTTCAGAAATCCTTTTAATTCCGACTTATGAACGTCAGCTAAAATCGAATCATGTATTTGTCCTATCAGTTTAGTTTTCTTGTTATGATTTACTAACCAGTTATTTAACTGAATTAAAGACCATAGTAAAATGTGAAACGCTGTACCTTGTACGGGACTATTAATTACTTCATTGCGTCTGTAAACTCCTTTAACTTCAAAACCAGTGAGCATCTTAAACGTACCAGTCTCTTGATATTTAGCCCACCATTCCTTTTTCCATTCATCATAAACTTGGAATCGTAAACCCCAAAAGTCCTGCTCTACCTCCATGATATGTCTTTCAAAAGTACCATCTGCTGGAGATATAGAAGGATTACAATTCCCTAGTTTCTTGATACCTTTCGATCTAAGATGTTCTTTTAGAGAAACACCATCAGCAGTTTCTAGATTGTCTGTATCTATTGCATTCCATAGATTTCTAGAACAATCTATGTAATAAGATCCATAGAATTGTGGGAAAACAAATTGATTCTTTGCACAGAATCTAGCAGTTTTAGATACTTGCTCTTGTGTTAGCATGTAGCATTCTGCTGCCATGTCCCTGTGCATGTCTTTAGTAGGGTCATTAATGTATTCAATAAGTACAGGGTCTTTGTTGTAACAAGCAGCAATACGTACCTCTAATTGCCCGTAATCTAACTCTACAAGTATGTGATCTTCTCTAGGGATAAAACAAGAACGGATAAGTCTTCCTATAGATTTATCTCTAATGGGAATGTTCTGAAAATTCGGTCCTGAGCTACTTCCGCGAAAAGTTTTTACAAGATTTAAGTTAAACGCTGGATGAAGAAAACCATTGCAGACTTCTTTACGTATCCCTTTAAGATAAGTAGAAGCAAGCTTTTTTAATTTCTGTAAACCTAAATAAGTTTTAGCAAATGGATGGTTGACTTTAGACAGTGTTTCTTCATCTGTTTTGGGTCTACCTGTCTCTGTCCTAGCGTCAGTTTCAAATCCCATGTCTTGGAAAAATACTATTCCAAGCTGGAAACGGCTATCAATATTTGCTTTGTCTTTGTATCTGTCTTTCCACTTTTTCCAAACTTTAGTGTCTTTAAGTTTAGTTTCCCTCTTCTCTATCTCTTTATTTACATTGTCTATTGTCTTATCTAATTTCTTAGTGTCTATACGCATACCGTTATGTTCTACATTAGCTAGTGCTAACGTGCCATCATGCAACAACTTGTATGCGTCTTTAAGTGTAGCTGTCATTTATTTCTACAATACTTTCTTGCCAATAGTACAGCTTCTACTAAACATTCCTCTGCTAACTTTTGAAAATCATATGCTTCATCATAGCAAGTTGTGTCTATTTCACCATCCCGCCAAAACTGATCTGCTGAAATATTATGGTCATCGTATTCGATTAATTTATTTACTATCTCTTTCAACTGCTCTAATTCAGTCTTCATGTTACAAACCTATCTTTCTTTAATAGTAGTATAATATTCTCTTACTAGTTCAATGGCTTTATATAAAGATTGAGTAGCTTTTTCATAATGCTGCTGGGCGTATACCGAATAGATAGAACCATGTACTGCTCTAGATTTATTACAATCACTCATAGCAATCATTTGAGCATCATAATCAGAAAGTCTTTCTGCTATTTCTTTTAGTTGTTCTAATTCAGTCTGCATGATCCTGTAACCATCTAAGTACTATTAGAAAGACACTTACTACAACAATCGTAGATATAAATATAAAAGTTTCTATTGTCATTTTTCTACTTTGAAAATAAGGCTCCTACTCCCTCTAAGAATCTCATCCTTAATAGTAGGCTCAAACCTATCAGTGCTCTTCCATTCATAATAATCTAAACCATCAAAATACATAAATAATATTGTGGCTACTACTATGACCCTTCCAAACAATACTACTCCATAAACATCACCCATATCCATTTCCTGTTTTATCTCAATATTTCCTTCCATAGAATGTATAGATCCTCACTTATAAGAATACTGAGCCTCCCATTTCCCACCTTCTATCATTTTTATTTTGTTCATAACTGCTCTCGTTTAAGCCATTCCCTATAAGCTGCATCTACTAAAGCATCGTCCCTACTCCACCTTTGAATAGAGTCTATTGCCCTCTGCTGTAGTACCCTACCGGATTTACCACATGCCTCTGCCATCTTGGCTAGCTCTAAATAGCCAATAGCTTCTTCAACACAACGGTTTAAAACTTGGTGGGATCTTTGAACACTTACCATTAATCCTCCTCTTTAAGCTTGTCTATCCAATCGTATACAATAATACAAATTACAACTATTACAATTATTTTTAGTGTAGCCATTATGTCTTATCTCCTTTTCTGTGTTTCCAATAGGTGTTATAATTTATATCATCCCAAAGTGTTGTATAGCTTCCATTGCTCTTTGCTGCAAAACGTAACTGGATCTACCACATGCTTCAGCAATTTTAGCTAACTCTAGATAGCCCTTAGCTTCCGTTATGCAACGATTTAATACTTGTTTTGATCTTTGAATACTTGTCATTACTCAATATCCAACTTCCTAAGACTTTTATCTTTCAACAAATTCTCAGGCAATTCTTTTACAAAAAACACTTCCCCACTGTCTGTATAGATCCTAGTATGTTCTGGAAAACCTCCCATTTTAAGAATTTCATTATCTTTTACTCCTTTTATACGATTGATTGTACGAATAAAATTCAATCTACAATAAACCAACTTATTGGTAAATACATCTGTCATCTCTAGAAAAACTGCCATTACTTGTCCTCCTTTGAATAGGAACAACTAACACTCGTAGACACTAACAGTCATTGCCTGTACTAATTCTACGACATCTCCAGTTTTACTTATTCCCACAACTTGAAATGGTCCTATATAACGCATATCCCATCCAGGAGCAGTATACAATTCAAACAAATCACCTTCTTTCAAATCCACTACATTTTTATCTGGACTAAATGAAACAAAACTAGACCTTGAAAAAAAGCAAAACACTAAATGGTTTAGATAAACTTTTTTACTGGTCATTTTGATCTTCCTTATGTTTGTCCATCCAATCAAAAACAATAATACAAAGTACTATCATTACTATTATTTCTAGTATAGCCATTATTTAATCTCTTCCTTCCTTATAATACCAATAGGTGTTGTAATCCAAGCTGTACCAATCTATGGGATCAACTTCTAATCCATTTTTTTCATAAGTACATACTTCAGCCGACCCCTTAGTTTCTCCCACTACAAAACATTCATACTTATCACATAAGTCTTTGTATTCCCGTAGAAATTTCTTTACGTTGTCTGGGACAACATGAGGTTTTTCCCTATCTAACCATTCGATTAGATGTATTTCTTGTTCTGGTGTTAATTCAGGCATTATTAAAACCATATTTAAATGTGTTCATTAAAGCAGATGACACATTCTCAATAACAAACTGATTGTTTATATAAACTGACTCTGATCCGTTCTTAGCACACTCACTACCACAAATACGTGACATTCTCATAGCCTCTATAACCCATATAACATATTCTTCAATAAGATTATTTTCATAACAAATATCCTGTAGACTTTTACCAGACATTGATTGTTTCTCCTTATCAGAAAAACCACCAATACGTACCCCATCTTTTTCACTAATCTCAGACACATCTAATCTCCTAATAGTCTATTTGCTATCTTCTTTTTGTAATACTCATTCAATCCCTTTAACTTGTATATTATTATCTCTCAAAAATTTTTCCACCATCTTAGGATTTTTAAACCTCCTTAAACACTTTAGCATTATTTTATCCAGTTTTTCAATCTTGCTCATGTCTGTTGTTTTGGACGGTGGTCCTGTTATTCCAGTACGTTTCTTAAACAACGGCCATAATATTCTAGCCACGTTTTTGCATTTTTCATTCTTACTTCCTACCTTCATCCTTGGTATTACTTTTCCAAAAATACTTTTCATGTGTTCTTCTCTTCTTTCTTTATATTTCTGTAAATCTGCTTCATAACTAAAAGAACTTCCGACTTCATTGTTATGTCCTTTCCCCTTTTTTGATCCTATGCCCTTTTCACTTTCTGCCTTACCAAAAAAATCCTCATGTCTTTTCAATATACATGAAATTTGTGCATCCGTCTTGTCTTTACAATATTCTGGAAACATTTCCTTGTAATTCAATACGTCAAAAAATAACGTAATATCCCCAATATTTCCATCACTATCCTCAAAGCCTTCGATATAAGACCCAACTAACTTAAAATTATTCTCTTCCTTTTCTTTTCTTGGTACTTCATATTCTCTTACCTTCTCAACATCAGCTACACGACAACTTATATCTCCCCCTTCCTTCGTAATAAAGTTCTCCCATATTGCTCTACTTATACAGTCATTTAAAATGATTACTACTCCCTCTTTTTGTTTTCCATAAGGTGTAGCAACTCTTGTCCATCTCTGTATACAAGACGCTGGAGATCTTATTGCAGATAAATCCAATATAATTTTCATGCGTGGACAATCCAATCCAGCCCCAGCCATTTGTTTTACAATAAGAACATCCCCCTCAGGTCTTTTTTCATCACAAAACGATTCAATTATTTTATTAGCTTTGGAATTGCTTTTCTTTTCGTCCAAGGTAGCTATGTTACAATCTAAACGTAAATTATAATCTATCTGGCACTTTTCTATGACCTTTTTAATTTTATTCGCATGATAGTTATCCTGCCCTTTTCTGTCATTTACTGTAAATACTATAGCTGCTACATCTCTCAAACCTTTAACATCCCTGTATTCCTTTATTTTCTTCAACAAAATATTCACTCCTTCCTCAATCACCTCATCAGAAGTTAATGCTTTGTACAAACACTTCCTAGCCCTTGACCCCTTCATTTCTGACAGGGGTTCCAACTTATCTCCATCATCTGAACTAAAATCAGATCCTATAGAAATACGTTCAAGTCTACATAGTATCTGATCACTCCAACATTGCCTAAATCCGACCCCTTGATAATCTGCTCTTAATTTATAAACACACTCTACTCCCTCATAATAAGCCATCTTAACCATATCTGTTTCTTCACTTACACCTATACATTTAGAAAAATTTATTTCATTGATTTCCTCTTTATCATATACAAATCCGGGTATACCTTTTTTATCATACCTATATGGAGTAGCTGTTAATAATGCAAATCTAACCCTTTCATCCCCTTTATATTTATCAAAAAAAACTCCCCTAGTATTTTCTACACTAAAAACATGAGCTTCATCAACTAAAAACAAAAGAGGCTTCCCAGTATCGCTATACAGTTTGTCTACCAAGTCGTCTACTAGTCCTAATTCATCATGACGTTGTAAAAATTGTATAGTACTAGATAACAAATACTCATTATTAACAAAAGGTGTAGCATAATCATCAAATGTAAACCTGCGTACTTTTTTTACCTCTTTTTTAGGTATCTTATATCTTATAGACATTGCCTCTAATTTATGTTCATTTATTATTTGATTCTGTAGCACAACATAAGGAGACACACAAATAGTACCTGAAATTAATCCCTTATATTTAGCTGCAAGTGCTAGCACTCTTATTACATCACTTTTCCCATATCGCGTTGGTAATATTCCCGAAAAATAATTCCTTTGTTCCTCAAGGCATTCCATAAAAACTTCAAAACACTCTCTTTGTCCTACACGCATTCTTGCTTTTATATCATCAAAATTCATCCAAAAAGCTCCTTTTCTTAAATTACATTCTTTACACAACACCTGCAAATTATATAAATTGGTACGTTTCTCTAATTTCCAAGGCTTTATATGATCTGCGTGAAAACTAGTAAAAGACACACTCCTTCCACACAAAGCACATTTACCTTTATGCTTTTTCCACAAATAATAACGTTTTATTTTCGATTTCAAACACCTTGGATTGTTTTTCAAAACAAATCTAATTCTTTCCTCTGTTGCATTCCTATTTGATAGGTAAGCAAACTGTCCAACCCACAATAAAATAAAAGTTCTTGGATTTCTAGCTCATCAATCCTATTTTTCTGATTACCACCATCAGTATCCTTCAAATAAGAATTGACTACTCTATCGTAAGGTGATACCCCTAACCTCAAAAACGCTTGCATTTTCAAGCTAGTAATTCCTGAACGATTGTCCAGTACATGAGCTGCTAACATACCATCCCATAACCAATTACCAGCTTTATAACCCAACTTTTTCCTGCACCACCTATCCTCGTACTTAATGTTCCAACCGATACCTAATTCGGCACCCAATAATAACTCCTGTGAGGCTATTCTAGCCTCTCCGACCCACGGGTAGCTCACAGTCCTCTCGCCCCTCCAGCACACGCTACAGCACACGATACGGGCGTCTGGATGGTCAGGCTTCAATCGGTCTGTTTCAAAGTCAAACGCAATCGGTCCGCCCTCCCTCTGAATCATCCTAAGAAATTTAGCAGCTCTACTTGGTTTTAATTCACATTCTACCATAGAGGGATAGTCTGGTAGTTCTTTCCACGGTCTACCCTTTAACTGAAAAGCAGCTTTTAGGTGTTTCTCAAAGTAAAGATCAAGTACAGGATCATCTGTCCTGAGTAAAAAAGATGGGTGATAAGTAGGACAAATCCAAGCGTTTAATTGTTGTGATGGAATTTGCCAACCTACCCATTGAGAAATAGGTCCAGGAGTTTCCTTCCAAATGTGACCTATTAAAGATTTAACTGATGTAGCACCTAGTAGAATGACTACTTCAGGGTTTAGTTTCTTAATAGTATTTAGTAGATTAGGACGGCAGTACTTTATTTGACTATCAGTAGGGTTCTTGCCTGAAAAACAAATTACTGCGTTTGTCTTCCAACAATCCCTATCTAACTTAACATTCAATTTCTTTAGGAAGCTTCTAAGTAATTGACCTGAATCTCCTATCAATTGTACGTTATGTATATCCTCGTTCTTTCCAGGGCTTTCAGCTACTATTAAGACCTTTTTCTCCCCTCGTCCGTGTGGTTTCATCTTGGGAGAATTGCAAGTCTTGTAAAGTCCACAAGAACCACAAGCTGGACTAAGATTAATAGTATCTGGATTAACCAAAGTACCAGTGTCTAAGAATCCTTCTGACATAAATCTTCCTCATAAAATAAGTACAAATTCTCCAAAAATATTTGAAAATCCCAGCTAGAAGTAAACATTACTTTAGATGATGATTTACAAAAACACCATAAACCATCAGCATAAATTACTTTTCCTTTGTATTTATCTGCCATAGAATCGTATACCCTATGTATATGCTTTAATAATGATTGTGTTTCATTTTCTGACATTGCTTGTCCTTATAAAATAAATGTAAATTATCTAAGAATGTTTCTAGTTCATGTTTCCAAGTAAATAATATCTTAGTATCTTCCCTGTAAAAACACCACATACCATCATGTAAACATATGTTTCCTCCATAATAAAGTAAACTATCCTTGTATTTTTTTAATAGCGACTTCAAATTTAATTCTTCTGCAACAAAATTAACAGTCTTATATACCGTCCCTATATAATCCAAGTAGTCTTCTAGTTCAAATTTACTACTAAATTCTAATTCACCATTATCAGCATATATTAGGAACCATTTTCCATCTCTATAATCTATTTTAGGGTAAATTTCACTCATTTGATTTGTCCTAAAGATACTGCGTAAATAAACTTATCTGAAACAATCATGAGTTTGTTATCAGATACCAAACACTCTCCAGAGTACTTCGTAATTTGCAGCAGCATCTTGGGAGAAATCTTAAATTTCAATCTGGGTCCATCATATTCTACGTCTAGTACTTCCTGATACTGGCCAGTCATTCCTCGACCAGATAATCTAATTGCACCTGATTTCAGTTCTACTATAATTCGATTACTTAGTTTTCTTTCGGAACTAAATATCTTAGCTCTTTCCACTACTCCAGTTAGATCAGGTAGTTCCATGGGACTTCCTGTCCTTTCCACTATCTGATCTGTGTCTATGTAACTCTCTAAAAAACTTCTGCAAGATAGAGTAAGACCATCATTGTTACAAAAATGAATCCAATTGTCTGCTATCCTACATAGATTTAAGGGCCTGTCTATTATCCCTCTTAATCCTTGGTGTCTAATTAGAACGTCTTTTTCATTGTCTTTCGATAACCAGTACCTAATATACTGAAAGCCATCCATGGCTTCTAAGTAATCGGAATACCAATGAACACAACACAGAACTAATTTACTTGTATCGTTACTAGCACAGTCACAAACTATTTCAGCAGCTTTGAAAAATTCTGGGTCGATTTCAAAATAATCACCAAGTGTATTTATCTTTGGCATAATCACTTCTTTATCAAGTAAAAAAGTGACTCTACGTCTTTTTCCTTTTACAACTAATTTATCATTGTCCACAGACAAATCTAAATCTTCATCAGGTAATTTCTTTAGTGTCTCTAGTAAAGGATGACCTACTACTACCCCTTCTATTCCTAAAGGAACAGAACAGGAACCTACAATATCATTACTGTAAGTTCTGACTTCCCTATTACCAAACACGAAAGAATTACTTTGTCCTGTTATCTCCTTTTTAGTTACTCCTGATGAAACAGAAAGTAAACTACCAAGTAACTCTTTCCTGTTTATTTTCATTATTTTGCTTAGCCTTTAACTCAGCAATTTCAGTTCTGTCTACAACTATATGGTCTGGGGCTTCTATTCCTAACTTTACTTTGTTCCCTTCTACTCTTACTACTTTAACAGTAACAATGTTTCCAATCTTAATACTTTCACCAGCGTATCTAGATAAAACTAACATAAGTATCTCCTAAACTAAAAAATGCTTGGGGCAGGGCGTCCTGCCCACTTCCCCAAGCATCACACCACCGGAAGGTTTTATTTCTAACCGTTCAGGTATCCGTTAATGGCATGCCAAGCAAAAGCTGCTTGACTCTTAGAAGCCTTGGGATTCTCCTTTTCAGCCATGCCATCAATCTTAGCTACAAGCTCGTCAGTCAATCCCTTCTCAATGCCAAGTTCTCTAATTGCAATTCCTGCAAAGAACAAACGATTCTTTAGAGACTTAATATCCTCGGGATTACCAACATCAGGACCAGGAATACCCCTAGTACGAGACTTACCCTTCTTACGCTTAATTTCCGTCTTCTTCTTACGCAAAGCAGCCTTCTTAGCTTTAATCTCCTCCTTCTGCTTCTTCATTAAAGCTTCAAGCTTCTCCATTTCAGTTTCTACTGCTTCAATGTCAGGATCAACTTCTTCCTCCTCTTGATCATCTTCCTCTTGATCATCTTCCTCTTGATCATCTTCCTGTTGATCCTCATCATCCTCATCAACATTTGCTACAATCTCAGTTTCCTCAACACCCTCTCCTATAATCTGGTCTAGAATCTCCTTCAGATCATCTTCTAGTTCTACCCCACCCTCAGCAGCCAAATTAACAAGACCTCCCAACTTGGCCAGCAACTTGTCATCATTCCAACTACCAGCCTTTCCGTAACCAGCAGCAACATAAATCGCAACAACATCATCACGCAACACTTGAATCATCTCAGACTCCTCATTTGAAAAAAATTGGTTTTAGCCCTTCACTAGGCATTCTTATGAGTATCATAACAATTATACGTTTCCTGTAAATACCCATTTACGATAAAAAAACAAAACAACAAAGTAACTTTAGAAAATTAGTAATGGTTATTTATACCAAATCCTAACGTACAAATCAAAACACAGTTCAAGTCCAAACTCACTAACTTTTTTAATTCCGTATACCATTCCATAACCTAGAAGACTGTAGTGTCCATCTTTAGCAAAATGAAAACTCAGTCCAGTATACAAGGTAGGAAATAAAACACCATTCTTTTCTTTAAATTGTTTATTTGATATTTCTATCCAATAATATTTAGCATCAGGAATATCAATGTACTCCGATAAATATTCCCAATTTAAATATCCTTGACCAGAATCATCCATTAAATAACAACAACCAGCACTTTTGTGTAGTCTTTTAGTAATCATGGCTCACTCCTATTTCCAATACATATATTGTATTATTTATACCAAACTCTTACATACAAATCAACATCACACAGTTTATCTTCTCTAGGTAAAACACTTTCAAAAAAAGATTCAAGTACATAATCTACATAACTAAATTTCCTATCCATAAACATATGTACTTCCCAACCAGTATATACAAATGATATTAAAATACCGTTTCGTTCTTTAAACTGTTTCTTAGAAAATTCTACCCAATAATGTTTAGCGTCAGGTATATCAATATAATTTGACAGAAATTCCCAAGAAAGATAGGGACAACCTGTTTTATCTACAAAATAATCATTTATTTCAGTTTTCTTTAAAACAGGAGTAATATAAGAATCCATTTTCATTTTCCTTTTAAGCTTCCACGGCTTTAATTACTGGTCTAGCTATAGCTAAACACCCAGCAGCATATTCGTAAAAAATTTCGTCATGAAAATCATCACGTCTTACAATCCAATTAACTCTGGTTATCCCATTCTTCCTTTCCTCTGACGTAGCATTCAAACCAATCATACCATTCACATGAGCTAACTTTGTCTTTCGTCCAGAGAAATGCCTTTTCTTTAGTGTTCCCTTACTATCATTATACGCCGCAGCACTAGCCTGAGTTGCAGTTACTACCAAACAATGTAGCTCTTGTGATAGCCTACGTAATTGTTTCCAAGTCTCATCTATTTGGTCTAAACTTTCTCTGTACCCTGTAGGTGGAGCTAAAATGTCAGCGTAATCAATCACTACTACGTCAGGTATCCAATCGTCCCAATCTCTAATAATGGAATCAATCTGAGCTACGTTAATAGAACTGTTAGGATGACAAGAAAGTTTAAGCAAATTCTTTTCATTAGTAAGCTTCCTTAATCTTTCCAGTGCTCTTGAGTATGTAAGTACTTCGTTGAAGTCCCTAATTTCTTGTCTAGGAATTCCCTCTTTCGACAAAAAAAGTGGATACTTGTATCTGCCTTTCCTCATAGGAAGACCAGTAATACGCTGACCAAATCTACGAATTACTCCTCTTTCTCCCATATCTCCTACTTCAAAGTAAGCTACTTTCCTTTTATTTCTTAAAGCCCTTACTGCTGAATCCACTAACCAAGTGGTCTTTCCAGATTTATCTGGAGCCATAAAAGAAATAAGGGAATCCTTTACCATAGCTCTACCAAGAAATTCATCTAACACACCTGGATAAGTAATCATAGATACATCATTTTCTAAATCAAAAGCATTCTTCCAAGCTTCCTCATCCTCAACCAAGTTAATAACATTAGAAGCTTGATTAAAATTTATCTTATGATTTCTTTCTAATAGTTTATGAGCCTCTTCTATTTCCCTATTATCTAAGTAATCTACTGTATTTTCTATTACTTGTCTTAATCTATATTCATTGAAGTATTTATCGGCAAGGTCTAAGATGTATTCGGTAGCAAATGGAAAGTCTTTGTAAAGTTTCTGCACTTGCAAAAAAGTGGCCTCTAACTTTCTTATTCTATCGTAATCTAAATTCTTATTACTAGACCAGTCCTCAAAATAAGAATCTATTGTTTCTCTAGGACAAGTACCATATTTACGAAAATGATCTACACACCAGTTACCTATTTGATTATTTATATTAGTACCAAACAATCCAGGCTTTTCCCATTTAGAAGCTATTTTATTACAAACCACAGCATCTACTATCATTCCTGCCAAGATTTTAATAGGTCTGTTTTGTACTGATATAGATTTCATAGCAAGTTCACATCTAATTCACCAGAATTGTAACCTAACTCTACTAGTACCTCATCTAATGTTTCTTGATTAGGTGGTTCCCCATGTCTCCTCCATCCTTGTTGTACTAGTACCTCCCAACATTTATTGATTAAGTCTCTATTTAATTCTCTTAAATCTATTTCATAATCACCTTTTTCATCATATATTGCTTTTATCTCCTTTATTTTATCTATGTACTTTATTAAATCATCTCCTTTATATATCTTTGGAACATACTTCATTTCGTAATAGTTTACATACCAGTACAAAAGTTTTTTTACCTCATCAGAAGGATATGTAACTACTTCAAATAACTTTACTATTTCTTTCCTGATCCTACTTTCATCCACAAGTAGTTTACTTCGTATCTTTTTATTATTAATAGCTTTGAGTATATTCGGATTTTGTTCCAGAATCTTTGTTCTTAATTTCTTAGCACAATTACTTATAAACTTATCTAAACCAGATTTTTTTTCCTGTTTATTATTAAGAAAACTTGGGCGTACCTCTCTACGAGTGTAACGAGTAGAGGGTGTCTTTCTATAAGTGTCTTTCTTAGATCGGGGTGAAACATTTTCCCCACCGGGTGAAACTTTGTCATCCTTGGCGGACAATCTTGGTTCATCGTCCTTCATTCTTAAGTTATAATATTTCTTAATTCTACCCTTATCTTTATCATCAATTTCTACTTGTAAGTAACCATGATCTAATGCTTCCTGTAAACCTCTTTGAACCGATCTATCACTTAAACCAGTTCCTTTATCTGTTCTGGTTCCATCTTTTTTCTTTCTTCCATTTGTAAATTCTTCTACAGAAATACATTTTGGAGTATCGTATTCACCATAACCCCATGTATGTCTAAGTACATACATTATCACTTTTAATTCGGAAATGCTTTTAATTTCCGACATTACATTTATCCATTCATTAGGTAATTTAAACCAATTCTGTTTTGGTTGTCTAAACCCTTGGAATGACATCATTACCTCCCTAATACCTAATGATCACTAGGCAAAAAGAAAGCCCAGCCAGGTTGGTGACTTGGCTGGGCTTGGGGTAACACCGCTATGAAACACTTGCGGTGATCTAGTATCTAATTGTACGTTGCTATATCTCATTTGCAAGGTGTTTCATGTTAGTGTTACCCTAATTTTTTGTTAAAGCACTGGTCACCATCAGTGCTACGATTCCCCTGTTTGTACTACATATTCTGTTCTCAGTCAATGAGAAATCTATTTAACTATACCATCTCTCAAATTCAATATCTTTAACAGACATGACTAGTTTGGCTCTGTCTCCTAAAGATCCTTTGGTATTAGCTATACCACTAATAAACTCCTCATACAACATATCTTGTAGTGCATGAGCCATTTTCGGATTGTCTTTACATTTTTCTATAAAGTCAATCCTTCTTAGTATTTTTTTGGTATCCATTACCCACACCACCTATTAAAGTCTATGTCTTTTGTTTTTAACACCATTTTGGCCATCTCTGCTAATTCCCCTTCAGTATTGGCTACATATAAAATGAAATCAGAATACAGTTCGCCTTCACAGTTATGAGCCTTTTCATCATCGGACTGAAAATACTTTATTTCCCTTATTCTTCTTTTAATTTCTTTCTTGTTCATTTAAGTTATCCTCCAAGCTATTGCAGCTAGCAAAATAAGTAGAAGTAAATCTAGTACTGTAGCTATAGCTACGAAAATATCATTTACTATATTATTTTTCATTTACTTCATACTGTTTAGAATTACGTGGACTACTATCCCAAAAGCACACAAAAGTATAACAATGTCTAGTAAGTACTTCGTTAAATACCTTTTCATCTTGAGTTCCTTTTTAAAATTTTGCTTCTATGTAATCATTTACACGTAGAATAAGTTTGTTTATTCTATTATCATATTCAATAACACATTCCATATATCTACCATCAGCAACGTCACATACGAAATAAAGACTTCCATCATCTCTTTGTTCTACATCTGTAATGATATCTTCCATTTTATGTACCTTTACTTTCCAAAGGAAACAATAATCTTTCTAAAGACCTAGCAATACAGTATGGTATTACAGCACAACATAAAGCGTAACCAGTTAAATAACACTGTTCAGTAACATTATGTGCTGATTGTATACCAAACCAGAGTTCTAAGTACCCATAAATGGAAAATATTATTACCGCTGACCAAATGTATCTCATACTATTTCTTTCTTAATTCTCATTAAACCTACACTTACTGTTATTAAAATAAGCATAAGTAAGGCTTGAGTTATAGTAAATTTATCGTAATTTAAAACCATAATGATTATACATATAAAATAGTTTAATCCACTAATTATATCTTCTAAATATTTAATCACTTATTGCCCTTTCTTGCTAACTTTTCTACAGATCTAGCAAAGCAATAAGGAATAATAGTAAAGCATAAAGCAGTAGATGTCACACTACATTCTTGTATTGCACTTTCAGCACAGGAAAAACCTACTAATACTGTAAAAACGGCAAGTAATGAAAAACAACCAGCTATAAACCAAATTACTCTCATTCTAAAAATTCCTTTCTAAGTTCTTCTATTTCTTCTTTACTGGCTTCCCCAGGATCATTACCAGTTTCTAATTCAACTACGTGTGTTTCTCCTGGTAAAGCACTTAAATATTCAGTTAGCCCTCTAAAATCACACCCAGTATTATATGCATGAGAATATCCTCTGGCTTTTCTTTGAGCTATTTTTTCACTATCAAAACAAAGCACTCTAATAGGATACTTGGCAATTCTATTAACTTGAGCATCTGTATAAGTTAAACCAAATGTAGCTACTGCTCCTGGTCCTATCCTAAATACATCAAATGGTCCCTCAGTTACAATCACAGCATGTCTACAGTAGTCCTCACCAAACAACAATTCCTTAATTGGTATATCACTCTCTTCGGGTTTTGCAGAGATATATTTATTACCTTTTTCTCCAATTGTTCTGCTAGTCCAAGAAACCGTCTTCCCTTTGTAATGTACTGGTATCCAAATTCTCCAAGGGATTCTACTGTTTATCCTAGTACCCTTTAATCCCCATAATTTTACCATATTTTCTGGATCTAATCCACGTCCAAATAAATAGGTTCTATGGCTGTCTGTAAGCTCCTCGATCCCAGAGGGTATCTGTAGCCTCCCAGTCCGCTTGAGGCTCTTAGGAGCTGTTTTAGAAGCTCTATGAACGTCCTCCAGCAGGACCATGAGTCTCTTGGGAGATTCACGAGTCAGAATCCTTAATAATTCAAAAAGATTATGTGGTCCACAGTTCCAACAATTACACCTTCCTGTACGTTCTTCGATTCCTAAATGGAATTTATTTGTGTCTACTCCACACCAAATACAATCCATTGCAAGCCAGCCTGATCTAATATTTTTGTGCTGACCTGTTTCTCTGTAAGGTATTTTATAAGTGTCTAGTATTTCTCGTACGTTCATACGTAAAATGGAGGCTCCTTTTTATTCTCTCTAATTACTCTACCCCAACCTATTTGTTCCCACATTTCTTCTACGTATTCTACTTTATCACTTTCTGGATCTTCTCTTAAAATCTTAATAGCCTCCTGTCTATTCTTAGCATGTACTAAAACCTTGTAATCACATCTCCAAGGAATTAAACCTATCCAAGACCTAGCCATTTAATTGCTTTCTATTGCAGGTAATTTAGCCCAATGAGTAATATGTGGAGAAACAAAACCAGAATCGTCTACCCATACGGTATTTGGTTTATCTTTGTGTTGTATCCATAATCGTCCTATTTTTATAAATCCATCAGAATGGACTATAAGAACACGTTCCGATCTGAATGTTCCAGCAATAATCTCAGGTAATGCAGATTTTATATCTATCCATTCAAACTCGTATGTCATTTTTAGCTCCCTATTTAATAACTCATAAATTTAAAGTTTCTTTCAAGCACCTTTTGTACTTCTTTATTTACTATTCCTACAAAAGATTCCAATACACTTTCTAATTGATCCTTTATCATTTGTCTAAACTTTTCGTTATATTCTTCTATGTATTTAAATAGTTCTTCCTTTATGAGTCTTTCCAGTATAGGTCTAGCTAAGTACATTAAATAAGATTGTTCATTGTTTTTCTCATAACTATCTACACGACCATTATAATTTACTTTTCTTCCTAGTAATTCAGAAAGGATTTCCTCTACTTTCTTTTCAGGATCATCTGTTACATTAATAAAAGCATCTTCAAATTGATCTTTTATCATACTTTCAACTAACTTAGTAATAGCAGCCTCAAACAGATTTTCTTGTTTAGCTCTTTTTGCCATTTCTAATCTCCTGATTTCAAACTTTTCATAAGTTCATCAAAAATAGATAGATCATCTTCATTAGACTCTCCATCTAAAACGGTACTAATAATTCGTTGTTTCCTCTGAATTATTCTACACAAATGTTCTTCGATTGTTCCATGAGCTATTAAATAATACACAAAAACAGGCTTAGTCTGTCCTATTCTGTGTGGTCTATCAGCAGCTTGATTATGGATAGCTGATTGCCATTCCAACTCGGTAAAAGCTACAATATTAGCAGCAGTAAGTTTAGTGCCTACTCCAGCAGACTTAGTATTTGCTATAAATGACCTAGTTTCTGAATCGTTCTGAAACTGATTTATAATAGCTTGTCGATCACTGCCCTTAGTTTTTCCATAAAGTACAACTGATTTAGCTTTACATCTGCGTTCTAAAGCTTCAATCATTTTCCTATGAGAAGCAAATATTATAAGTTTCTCATCTGTTTTTTCTAGAAGTTCGTTTATCCATTTGATTACGTAGTATAGTTTAAGCTTAGCTGCAAGCTGTTTTAGATATTCTACTTTTACGAAACTCTCTGCCCTTCTAGCTCTTTTGGCTTTGTCTTTGTCTTTTCCTTCTAACCATTTAAGAAAGTTATGGTTTGCTTTGGCATACTCTGCTGGATTTTTAATAGGTAAAGGAATTACTGAAATTGTTTTAGGAGGCAAATCAGGCAGTACTACAGATTTCTTCTTTCTTACTACACAACTATTTACTAATACTTCATGTAGTTCCTTTAGATTAGAAGAACCATTAAAATCCCAACCCCAATAAGTTTTCTTTAAATTACAATATCTTTTAGCATAATTCCATCTGGAAGGAAACAAACGAGGTCTTAATAAATTTAATGTACTAAAAAGTTCTATAGGTCTGTTCAATATAGGAGTACCACTAAGAGCAATTACATTAGGAACACCTTTACATAACTCCTTAGTAGCTTTAGTTCTAATACTTTTATGATTAGCTATGTATTGACATTCATCTATTACTACTGTTTTGGGTTTAATGTCTTTAAAGTAAGTAACCCAACTATTTAGAATATCATAGTTAGCTACCCAAGTAGTACTATCTCCTCCTATTATTTCTTTCTTTTTCTTTCCACTACATATATTTAAAGACATTCCAAACAACTGGTTTGCTTCATACTGCCAATGCCACTTAACACTGGCAGGACATAATATTATTGCAGGTAATTCGTTAGGATGTTCTAGTAACCACTCTAGTACTATGATTGTTTTACCTAAACCTGGATCTAAAAATAGACCTATTCTCCTATTAAAATAGTCTATCTTAGTAAGACAATCCCCTTGATAATTATAAAGACGCATTTTTCCTTCTGTAACTTTCACTACTTATATAACCAGGCAATAACCTGCACCTGTAGAATTCTAAAACACCATCACGATCCTCTGCAGCTTCTTCTCTTCTATCGTATGGTCCCATAGGACCAGCATCATCATCCCCACGTATCCACCACTTACCATTTATTTTCTTTATAATTAGTTTCAATCTTTTGGCCTATCTTCTGAACTGTGTTTATAATTATATTTGTATAGTCTATTAGCATGAGATATAAATGAACAACTCATAAAAAAAGAAAACAAACACAATAAAGTTCCAGTTATTATAAATCCAAGTCCACTAGTAGTTCTTTTTAACCAACTTACATTATCTAAAGTAATACAAATTAGAAAAGGGAAACAACATGTAATTCCAATTCCTATTAATCCTATTAAACAATAAAAATCTGCTCTTTTTTTCAACTTCATAATAATCATCTGCCTACAAATTTCTGGATCTCAATAAAAGCTTCTGTGACCTGCCTTACAGACCAACCTATATCCATACAGCATTTCCTTATGTAATTAAATGCTGAAGGTTTTCCCTTCAAATCTAATACTTTAGCAATTTCGTCCCCACTGTCCATTAGTAATTCGACCACTTTGCAAGCATCTTTGGATAATCCCTTGGTTAATACTAAAAAAGTATCTTGTTTAGTATCCTGATAATCTTCTACTGCAATACTATTATAAGTAATCATAGTACGTTTCAATCTGGTTTTCTTTCTGGATTCATCTAGTAATGAATTCCAAACTACCCTCCATAGAAATGTGGAAAACGCTCCTTTATTAGGAACATACTTATCATAAGCTTTCATGTAACTTTCGTTGGCTACGGAAAAATACTCTTCAAAATCACCTCCGTACTTAGTAATGTAGTTACAGCAAATCCTTTTAAGTAAAGGCTCTACACTATTGTACGTTTCTGCACAAGTAAGCATCTTTCCTCTCCCATTAAACTAAAAATGCCCCTAGTAGGCTGCAACCTACTAGAGGCTATTGCTGGGTAGGCTCGATTTTTAATTTACCCAGACGAGTCTGCTCAGTAACTATTAGAATCGAGCCCCCGTTGCAGCGGGTACAGTTTATCACGTCACGTCACAAATACAAAGCCTTTGTACAGGCATACAAAAATTAAAATGATTTTAGTTCACTGGAAGGAAACTTCTTTACCCATTCAGTTACTAATTCTTCTAGATTTTCTTTGAAATCTTGATATGAATCCATTGTTTTTCCTCGGTAAGTGTCTGTTAGTTACTGGAAAGCAATTCGCTCGGCATTGTAGATTATTGGAAATCTCTGCAAGAAATTTTGAGATTCACAGAATACTCTATTGAACATTTTTATCAGTTATCTTATAATGTTCGAGTATTTTAAAACAGAAGGAGTTATTTCAAATGAAAATAATTGTAACTGGTGCAGCGGGTTTTATTGGTTTCCATGTTACCAAACAATTACTGAAACAAGGTCATAGTGTAATTGGAATTGATAATCTAAATGATTATTATTCACCTCATCTGAAATATGATAGGTTAAAACAATTACAAAATCAACAAAGATTTCTTTTTACAAAACGAGATATAAATAATGGGGATTTATTAGTACCTATATTTAACTATGAAAAACCAGAGGTAGTAATTCATTTAGCAGCACAAGCAGGTGTATGTCATTCATTCGATCATCCTTACGAGTACTTTACTACAAACCTACTGGGTTTCGGAAATATCTTAGAGTTGTGTAGACAGTACAAAGTAAAGCAATTCATTTATGCTTCTTCCAGTTCCGTCTATGGTAGAAATGCAGATATTCCCTTTTCCATAGAAGATAATACAAATGCCCCAATCAATCTTTATGCAGCTACTAAGAAATCGAATGAGCTAATGGCTTATTCTTATTCTCATCTGTACGGATTGAAAACCACAGGCATACGCTACTTCACAGTATACGGTCCTTGGGGTAGACCTGATATGTCTATATTTTTGTTCTCTGAGGCTATTACGAATGACATCCCAATTTACATTCATAATAAAGGTGAAATGAAAAGAGATTTTACCTACATAGATGATGCGGTAAAGATAACAATTGGTTTATTGGATGTAGAAGAAACTTGCAGCGTATTTAATATAGGTAATAATAAACCAATTCATTTACTACATATGATTTCTCTGCTTGAAAAATATTTAGGTAAGAAGGCAGAGAAAATAATGATTCCTATGCAACCAGGAGAGATGTTAGTTACTTATGCAGATATGAAAGAAACTATAAAACAAGTAGGGTTTGGACCTTGTACATCAATAGAAATAGGCTTAGAGAAATTTACTAATTGGTACAAGTCCTATCGATTAGGAACATAAGGAGTACCGTCTTCCCAAGTAACTTGTTTGTCTTTACAAAAGTGCATCCATAGCTTAGTAAATTGCTTTTTATTCTTAGCTTCCTCTATCCTTATCATACGACAACCAGCTTTTTCATTTATGGGAACTCCTATTAAATATACCCCATTGCTTCCAATTATATTATAGTTAATAAATTTAGTAGTATTTTCTTCCCAAATAATACATTCCAAATCGAAATTTAATTCATCTTCCTCTAGCCAATTACGTATTATATTTTTAAGCCAGTTAAACATAAATACGCTTATCTTTATTGCTATCGTAAAAACGTCTTATAAAAAGTCTTTCTGTGTCTAAAACAAAAGACTTAACATCCTCATCCCATCTAATAACACCTTCTCTTGTGTTTTGTTTTTTTAGTGTATTTAATACACTTAAATCTACGTTCGTTTTTATTCTAAAGAAATTAAGAGCTTCTACAAAATCATTTGAAAGTGTTTCAGTTCTTCCTATGAATTTACAAAACTCACCTCCTTCTGGTCCTATATATTGTTCCATTAATCTTGTACACCACATAGGTTCATTACACAACATTAACGTAACCCAATCATTAAAATCTATTTCCTTATTTCTTTTATCATTAGCTAATTGCTTGTACTGTTCAACAGCTTTAGTAAGTGGATGCCATCTCCATTTATTAGATAATTTTATATATCTTTTACCATTATAATCTGTAGTAATTATATATTTCCAAACAGATTCATAAAAAGTTATAGGATGTCTTACAAAACAAAAAGTACTGTCAATTCTAGCTCTAAAAGGACGTCTAATATGAGCTAATAAGCCATGTTTCTTAGCAATATAAATTTGAAATCTGACATTATAATTAGTTACCGGTATTTCCAACAAATTTATAGCTTTTTTTACCCAAGTCCCACCAGTTCTTGGTATGTGTAAAAACAAAACCCTATTTTGTTTTATTAGTGCAGACATTGTTATACCTTTGGAGGTCTTCCATGTGCAGCTTCCGTATGCCTGATACGGTACATTCCAAGTAAATCAATACCAGTTATTTCTCCATATTCTTTACAATAACGTCTATATGGAATATCACATCTGCAGGCAACAAATTCACCATTTGTGGGTTTTTGCCATTTATGGTTGTTTTGTAAATAACCATGTTTTCTAGCGAAATCACCTTGGACTATTTGTACTCCACCAATAGCCTTTCCATATCGTTTGTCTACAAAATCATCTATATTTATATCCACTAACTTAGGATCATTTTCTACAAGTGATGTAGCTTTATCTCCTATAGCATGATCCTTGTGTATTTTTATTTTCTTTGGATATACCATTACAGAATCTCTAGGCCAATCCATTTCTGCCAAATCATCTAAACAACCATTCTTATAAACCTGATCTACATCAGCAAACCAGACAATATCTGATTTACTTTTCTTGGCTACTATATTTCTTCCAATAGCTCTACGTCCTAAAAAGCTAGGTTCTAAATAATAGACATTAAGTGAAAGTCCATGGTATTTTAATCTTTCTAAATCATACCAAGCCAATACTTTTCTGGTCCTAATGTCTTCTTTTGTACAACATATTGTAGCTACTACTTCTATATTTGAAGGATACCTTTGTCTATACAAAATAAAAGAACTCAATTGATAACAAAGAGCACTGGCATAATGTGAAAAAACAGCAGAATAACAATGACTTACTAATTCCACTTTTATCATATAAAAACTACCTTCTACTTTCCTACATACTCAAAATAAAAATTATTTGCATTTACTACAAGCTGGCATTGTGCAACTCATTAAATAATTCAATATCTTCAGGACAATTTATGGATAAGGGCATTTCTTTTGTTCCTATAGAACCAATAGTAAATCCATTTTCTATCCATGTTAATTGTTCTAAAGATTCTTGTTTACTAAGTTCGGTAACACGTAATTTCTTTAGTTTCTTCAAAGTGGGTTGTCGAAATGCGTAAATACCTATATGTCCTTTGGCATAATTAGTAGGAGTTCTGGTAAACCAATGAGCAATCGCGTTTTTACCTACTATTGCTTTAGTAATGTTTCTATCCTCCATCAAACCAGGCCATAATGGAGCTACTAACGTCCCTATATCAAAAAACAAATCCACTGCATTCATTAATTTAAAAACATCATCTGGCTCAATAAGAGGTTCATCACATTGCCAATTCACTATTACTGTTCGTTCATTTTCATTTTGTATATCATTTTCCTGTTCAATTTCTAACCTAAAAATAATCTCAGCACATCTGTGAGTTCCTGTAGGATTATCATAACTTGACTCATAGCATTCCATGTTGTTCTTATTGCAAAAATTAATAATCTCTTGGTCTGGTGTAGTAACTAAAACATTATCAGCCCCTACTTGTAAAGCTCTTTCATGTGTCCATTGCAATAAAGGTTTACCATTCATTTCCAATAGAGGTTTATTAGGAAGTCTTTCACTTTCCATTCTAGCAGGAATAATGATATATGATTTCATGTTAGTGCCTCAGTAATAATCGTAAGTGTCATATAATAACCGATCGGACTCCCTTAATTTGTCTCTATATTCAGGTTTCATAAAATATAAAGTCTCAGTTACATTTTGTTTTTTTAAGTTTCTACATAAGTCTATATTATACAAACCAGACCCCAAAGATTCAGCAAATTCTATGAAAGCCCAAGGCATATCTTCTAATCGCATATAAGTATCCGCTTTATACTTTGAAAACAGTATACTTATATAACCTGGGAACTTATTTAAATAATCCCTTACAAATGAATTCAAAGAAGTTGTGTCCAAACAAGTAAATGGTCCTAAAAATAAATAACAAGGATCTTTATTAACTACTGCTGAGTAACAACTTGTTATCCAATTACAAGGATGTCTTACTAGTGAGATTTTTATATTGCAATCTTTTTTACAACAGAAAGGTGTGTGGGCTTTGTCCGTAAAACCTACACCCAACCCAACCAATTGACAAGCTTTTACAAACCATGTTGTACCAGTTCTAGGTGGACAAGCAAATAGAAAAGAACCATAATCAATCACTTCACAAAACTCCAAATACAGGCAGGTGATTCCTTTATTTTTATACCGTGTTTTAATGCATAGTCGTTTACCGCCTTAGTCACTCCGAAAAATCCTCTTTTGTTTCGTCCTCCACCATAATCATGACCACAAACCAAACCCCCAAGTCTTACCTTTGGTATCCAATTTAATAAGTCTTTACTAACTGTTTCATATGTATGGTTAGCATCTATAAATACATAGTCAAATTGTTCATTCTCTATTATATCAATTGGCAAAGTAGAATCGCTTATCATAAAAATACTTGGAGTAGATATTTTTCTAGTCCTAGAGATACTATTTTTCAATATCCTATACATATCATTTTGATTTACTCTTCCACATACTCTTGAATGCTTCTTTTCTTCCTCATCATATACTTTATAACGATCAACTAATAACAAATGAAGTCCAGTAAATTCCTTTAAAAGTAAACAGGCATTCTTAGCCTTCCAAACACCTATTTCACATCCTAATTTAGGAACACCTATATGATCCTTTATCAACTCTATTAAAACTTCTGTAGGAGAAAAACTTTCCCTTTTCATTTCTTTATAAACCACCAAACTAAACCAGGAGCAGTTTCAACCTTTTCTATATCTATTTGTTTTGCAAACTCTAACACAGCTTTTTTTACACCAGCTTTTCTACCAGAACTTCTGTAATCATGACCGGACAATATTCCTCCACTTTTCACTTTACTATACCAAGTATTTATATCTATCTTTACAGACTCATAAGTGTGATTAGCATCTATAAATATGAAATCAAGTAAATTGTCTTTAACAAGAAAAGAGCAATCTAAAGAATTACCTACTAAAACAGTCCTTCTATTACAAAATGGTTCAGTCCTTTTCAAAGCTACCAGCATAGCTTCATACATCTCATCTTGTGTTTTCCTTGCTAATCGTCTATCCGATCTTTTTTCTTTCTTAGTTAACAATCCATAACGATCCACCATTATCAAATGTAAATCACTAAATGATTTAAGTAGACTTGTACTATTGCCCCCTTCCCATACACCCACTTCACATCCTATTTTAGGATTCTCATTATTTTCTTTTATTATACCTACTAACGATCTTGAATGTGTTTTCATTTTTCTATAAAAAACCTTTCAAATTCACCCATTATTTTTTTTACGTAACTGGATCTGATATGCCTTCCATCTGGTTTGTATACATTCTGTCTGTCTTCACAAGCTACCATTTCGTAACTATGAAAGTAATACACATTATTACAATTTTTAGTTATTTCATCAGCTACAGCCCTTAATATAGATTTGCTAGCTGTGTTAGCCACTAAATGATCTAATTCTCTAAAAGTAGCAAAGAAAGGAACCGGAGATACCGTCAAGACTAAATTACAAGTTGGATTAACTTCTGCTAGATATTCTACAACTTTCTTTATATTTTCGTAATTCTGTACATAATTACTAGCTAAAAAAGAGCAATCGTGTCCTCCCCCACCACAATATCCAGGAACACCACAAATAACATTTCCGTCTCTTTTTACAAATACTTCTGTTAGTCCCAATGTAATAATAATTACATTAGAACTTTTTATAGCTTCTCCTAAAATATTATCCAGTCTTCTTATTTCTAATAGTAATTCTATTTTAGTGTCTGAAAATACACACCTTCTGTATGGATCTTGCCATCTACCATCTGATAATTGCCATATGTCTTTGTCTTTTTGTTTCCATTTATTAACTATTCTTGCAAACTCATAAAGAATGGTATAAGTATTATACCAAATCAATTCATACTTATCTTGCTCAAAGGCATTGTAACCATTGTTCGTAAGCCATTTTCTTAGTTCTAAAGCAAAACAACTTCCTATTGTTAATATTTTAGAGTCCTTATTGATCAACGAATGTTTTTTAGATTTTATAAACAAACCCTTTTTATAAAACCTTAATCTTCTAGCTTTTCTTGTCATCTTTACATCCTACAACAACAATAGATTCTAAAGCCCTTCTTCTTCTATTATTGTGTTTCATATAAGGCGATTTGTTGTATATTAAATCAACAACTGTACCTACAGAATTTATCAATTGTATATACTCATATAATGTAGCTCCAAAACAATCCCCTCCACTTGCTATCACATGCCCAGAAGTCCATTGTACAAATAAAAACCCATTTGCCGTTAATTGATCTAACCAAACACGCAAAGTTTTTTCAGGGTATCTTGCATGATCTAAACTATTTGTATAAACAATATCAAAAGAATCTTTCCATTCCTTCACTTCTTTAGAAAAATCGTGTTCTATTACTTTAGAATTGGTCTTTATTTTTACACTGCGTCCAGAATAAGGAAATAAATCAGTTCCAAAAGCTTCCAACCCTGGAAAATTGCTTACAAATTCATCCGCTTCTGCCCCATTCCTAGCTCCATGACAAACAGCTTTTAGAGGTTCTATACCTTTTGCTTTTATCCACTCACATATTTTTTGTATTTCTACATCTGTAAAATAACAAGCTATGCCCCTCCTATGTACGGTCTTTTGCTGTGAACGTACATACTTATAATAATCATCGTATACTTTTAATTGCATTAGTACACCTTCTTGGGTTATTAAATAAATATAAAAGAATTGTCATAATTTTTCATAACATTCCATAAAGTTGTGTTTCCAAATCATTTTTACCTTTCCTTCATATTCTTCTAAAAATCTACTTAAACCTTGCTTTACATGATCTTTCTTTTCTATTCTATTTTCTACATCATCAAATAACATCCAACCACCTGTTTTTATAAGATTATAACAGGCATAACAATCACTTAACACCCCCAAACTATTATGATCTCCGTCAATCATACATAAGTCTACAGTATTTTTCTTTATGCCTTCAAATCCCTTTTTTCCCCGCATTCTGTTAAGAACTTCTACACTACTGCCTCTTATCAATTTGCAATTAGGAAAACATTTTGTATTATGGAAAGCCCTTTCCATAACTTGTTCCATTACATTTCCAAGTAATTTTCTAGTAATTAACCAAGGATCTATTCCTACTGCATAGGATTCTGGATGAGTCAATATATTTTGCATCATCCATACCATTGACATTCCTTCAAACACACCTAATTCAAGATATATTAATTTTTTGTCTTTCCATTTAGGTAATATGTACTTGCAAAAGGTAGAGGCATTTCTATTCAAAAACCACCTTCTGGTGAAATCAAAATTATGTTGTGATCTATCTATGCCTACTGATTTCATAATAGTATATACTCCTATTTATGCTCTATTCTTCTACGATAACAAAGCTTACATACAGGTAAATCCCTTTTTCTTCTTGTAAGACGATCCCTTAACCTTTTCATCTTTTTGTATTCCCTAAACATTACATCTAAAAGACTATCTTTATATAAATTACCAAAAACAACTGTTTCATCATAATCTAAACAACAAAGACCAACATTACCACTAGACCTTATAGTTAAATCACATAGAGGAGCATGACATCTTTTATAAAAAGGAGGACCATCACCTGGATTCAACAAAGAGTCTTTAAGCACAGCCTTATGAAAAGATATGCCTGGAAATTTCTTAGATAAAGGAACTAATTTTTCTGTTTCTCTGTTAGTATACAGAGTAATCAACATTTTATCCAAGCCAATATTAAATAATTCCTTCATCAGATTTTCATTCATATACCATCCATTGGTAAACAGTAAGGGTTTTATACTAGGTAATTCTTTACAAACATATTCAATTAACCAGTACAATCTAGGATCTATTGTTGGTTCATTATAAACATGAAAACAAATAGTCCTATTATTTCCCCAATTGGAAATTTTCAAATCGGTTATAACACTTTTTATTATAGATAAAGGAAGAATACATACCTCATCTGTTCTTCCTGTAGGACATTTAGTGTGTTTTTCAGAATAGTTACAAAGATTAGATAATTCTAAAGTAACCCTTGGAATGTCTTCAAACATACATATTTCTCTCTTTTAACAATTTGTCTATCCATTTATTTCTAACTTCTGTGTGCCATTTTGAAATACTTCCTACATTTCTACGTATACAATCCATATACATAGGCCACCATAATTCTAATCCTCTTTCTGTCTTTTGAGGACGTACATTACTATCTCCGTGATAATGATATATAGATACATCTTCATGAGGAATATTAGGTGACTTGTGTTTAGGAGAACTATTATATTTTCCATTTTCACAAACTACTGTCATTTTGTGCAAAGGAATATATTTCGGTTGTAGTACATGCAGTACTGTTTCATCAGCTATAAATATCTTCCTAGCAATCATCGTCCATTCATACCATAAAGGAAGTACTTCAGAATTTGGTCTGGCTGTCCACACACCCCCGTTTACACTGGGCCATCTATTTTTAAGTATCTCTTTTACATATACTTGTTCTATTTTTTTGTGATCCTTAAGACGTTTCACTCTAGCCGCTACAACTCCCTTTGGACCTGTAAGCCACTCATTGAACTGTGTAGCAGCAAAACCAAATTGAAGCCCTCTATCGAACAGTACTTCTATGCTTCCATGTACGGAAGTGTCTGCATCTAAATACATAGAAATACCACAATCCAATGATTGTGTTAATTCTATTTTATCTAAAAACTGTGCATTTTTACCTCTATAAGAAGGTTCTCTTTTATAACATTTTATGTTTAGATTTTTATCCCTTGCTATTTCTTCTACAATATCAAAAGATTCGGGCCAAGCATAAACAACTATATCTTCCTTCCAATATCTTCTTAATGTATCAAGACTAACCACTAAGTAAGGTAAATGTGCTTGTCCACTCATCAAGTAAGTAACTTGCCTTTTCAAGCCCTTCCTCCTTTTCCAACATGTGGAAATTCAATATCAGGTACATCTGTTTTTAGAAACCAACAAAGTTTTTGCCAAACAACTTTGCTTTTCATACTAAAAATATCTAATACTAATAATCTATCATCTGTTATTGTATTGGTCACTTCTATTGTATGTTCAATATATTTTTGTTTTATCAAATCTACTTCATATCTTATTGTGCCAAAACAATGTAATCTAAAAATATGACGCCAGTTTACTGTTCCTTCATTGAAAATATCTTCTAACTTTTTATTACTAATACTTGTATCTGCATGTAACAAAGAAGAAATCCAACTATCTATAGGTCTTATAGGCAAAACAAATTTAGCATTTGGTTCGTTTTCAAATAAAGTTTTCCAATGTATTACAGGTATATCCCCACAGTAATCACAATCATTATACAAATTAAACCTATAAGAACCACTTAGAAACTTCTTTACAGCATCTTGTCTTAATTCAAATTTATTATCAAAACCGTGTCTAGTTTTCAATCCTAATAATTTAACAGCCCTGCATATACTTCTAGAACCATTTCTACCCAAACCTATCTCAAAAATAGAACATCTCATGATTCTTTATTTTTTCTATATTTCTCTATAGTAAAAGGACAACAACAATGTTCTGGATCAAATAGATTATCCTTTACATAAATGGAATCATATTGACCTTGGCTTGATCTTTGTGTATGTATCCATTGTTTTTTGTATCCTAAATCAGTTATCCTATTATGTAAAGAAACTGTATCACATTGGTTCTCCAACATAGGTTTTGCTGTCATTTCTACATTAATAACACCAACATATTTTACAAAGTTTTCACTACCTTCTAATACATCTAATTCACTTCCTTCACAATCTAACCAAAGTACTATATCCCCATATCTTTCTGGATTAGGAAAAAGGGAGTCTAATAATTTTACTTCAACTTGTTCCTCTCCATACTTTTCTATGTCATGATGTTTCAAATGCTTAAATAAGGAAGAACCATCTTTGTGTTTTTTCTTGTTGTATAAAGTACAACTTCCATTTTTGTTACTTATAGCATAGGGCAATATAGTACCAGGATATTCATCTTTAACAGTTTCAACAATCAAAGAATTGGGCTCAAAACCTATTAATTTAACATCAGGCCAACATTTTAAAAACTCTATTGTTTCTCCAAAGTAAATACCTACACCAACTTGAAATATTGTATTTGGCTTCCAATTTAATAATTCCATTATCTTACAAAAAGCAATACCACTTCTTCTTTTCGCTCTACTAAGCATATAAAGACTCACTTATGGCCTGTTTTATATTTCTCTCAGTATTTCGGTGTTTGAATCCTCTTGCTTTCATATTAGTAGTTACTATTCTCTTATTCATTCTTTTAGCTAAGTACCATACGTAACCATCTTGGGAAGGAACAGGTAATTTATACCATCCACAAGTTCTATTTGCAAAATCAGAACAAGTAGTCGTAAAAGCTGTATTGAAAAAAGAACACCAAGAAATGATTCTCTTATGATTTAATCTACTAGAACCTTCATTTGGTGTTAAATTTAATGGACTAGATTGATCCATTTCTGAAAGTAATTCTTTGTTTTCTTTAACCCAAGCATCTAATAATAGCATTTGATTTGCTGGTTTAGTAAATCCCCATCTTTGAGAGATTATAGCAGGACTACCTTCAAACCATTTTGAATCTATCCAATCATCATTTCCTGTAGCAACAGTATCAGTATCTAGTTTCAACCAATAATCTGTTTCTACACACATACTAGGTACATGAACAAATCCAGCTAACATCTTATATCTTTGTGGATTAGTCCATTTACTATCAGCCTGTCCTTCATACTCTATATTATCTATAGGCCATTTATGAGTACGTATATTAGGATGTTTTACATATTCATATATATATGTAGGATTAACTTCATATTTATCATAGAAAACAACCATAGGTTGTTTTAGTAATGAAGGTTTATGTTTTATAAAAGTAGGCCATACCTGAATTAATTGCCTTAAATGTTTTTTGTCTACACCTATTACTAAAGTGTAATCAGGTACATTCATTTTTGATCCTCTATAAGACCACCTGTATCTATTCTTTCTATATCCGAAATAGAAACGTAATTATTTTCCTTATCCGGCCAGTATACTTCAATCATACTTCCAGATTCAATTACGTTAAATCTATGTACACGTCCACTGGGAACTACATAAGTCTCACCAGAATGTAAATTAATACTTCTATAATCCTTTTCTCCTACCCATACCTCTATACAAATATGACCACTTATAACTGAAAATTGATTTGCTCTAAAGTTATGGTAATGTCTAGAGCATTGGAAACCTTTATTTACTTCTAAAAAACTTACAGCAGCACTAGCAGATTGAAAAATGTGAACAACTCTACCCCATACCTTCTCTTCCCATTCAAATTTCATCTTCTACTTCTCCTTTTTTTCTTTTTATTATCTTTCTTCTCATACCAACCTTCTAAATCCGGTTCTACTTCTACTTCTCCTCTAACGTCATCCACGGCATTACAAAATGGAACGTAAGGAAAAGCTCTAAGAGAAGATTTTTCAAAGCAGTTATATATTTCTAATCCGAATTTACTAAAAATACCATTATCTTGTAACTGCTGTAACCAATTAGCTACTATACCATATTGAGAATTATTAGAATTACATGCTCCTGATGTTCTTCCTTGTCCAAAGGAATAACCATATCCATCTGCCATTCTAAAATCACAGCCTATTAAATATATTCTCCTAGCTCCTAAGTAATATAGCAACCTAATACCCAACAGCATAGTACAAACGGTTTTTGGCTGTCCTGTTTTATCAACTCCCTTTTGTAAATTACCCCAAGAGGCCCCATCTTCTAAGAAAAAATCATTATTAGGCAACAACCAACTGTTTCTTTGGAATCCCCATACATTAGGACAATCAGCAGTCCTTTCCTTTATAGACTCAAATTTATCTTTTCCTACTTTTTTTCTTAAAGCAGAACGTCCACCAGATAGCTTAGGAGAAGGAATAAATTTCATTATCCCAGGATCAAGCCAAATGCTACTGGAGAACTTTTTAGGAGGATCAGAACAAACGAACGCTTGCGGTTTCAATCTGGCATGCCCTGCCATGTTGTTGATAGCCAACGTCCACATACCACGTTCATTTAATTCCTCTAGGGGCTGCTCGTTCGTAGAGGGACCACCCCCAGCTAGGAATGTACTCCTGCCAGCCAGAAGGTTCCTAAGCACCTCTGTAGGCTTTTTAAATCGGTCTGTGACAATCAGAGGATCAAGCCACTTTTTAGAAAATTCAGGATCATCCAATTGAAGCTTGTCTTTACACTCTTCACATCCAGCTACTTTTGCATTACTTTTACTATTAATGCAGAATTCATGTATTCTGCATTTGTGTACTGGAAGATCATTTTCTTTCTTTCCAGTGTCGTCACCAAAATAAACACAATGTTCTGCTGTCATTTTAGTTTTAATGTACTTTGGCGTTAAAATTCTAGACTTATTATTTTAACAAATTGGAAATCATTAAAGTTTACGACTTCTTATTATAAGGAAACATCTCATTAAATTTCTTTTGTCTTTTTTTACAACCACCACAGGGTTTAATTCCAACAGCAGAAGTTAGTTTTGCTATTGTGTCTCCTAAACCTCTAGACTTTCCTTTTCCTGGACAAGCTCTAATGGGCCAAGGTGGTCCCTTGTACTCATAACCACAAACAGTACATTTACCTTTACCAAGTTCTGTTGATTCAAATTTACACAATCTTTGTCTCATAATGATTTTACGGCAATAGTCCTTCCAACTCCCATATCAAATGTTCTTTCAAATCTACAATCAATGGGACCATTTATTGTTTCAGTCACAGTTTTAGTAAAGACTCCAAAACCGTCATTGATACCGTAAGAAACATTGATAGTAACCTCCGTTCCACCTCCCTCCAAATGAACCCATTTAAAATGAATACTCATTACAAAATATCTAAAATTAAATCCACTATCAGGATCGTAGTAAAACAAAGGAGTGCCCCAATAACAAGGGCCTAGTGTAGTTACATATTGCTGAGCAATTAATTCAACCCCATTAATAAGGTGAGCATTTATAAAACTTCCAGTAGCAGGCCATCCATTCATTATCATAGAATATTCTTCTGGTTTGGTCTGTCCACAATTAGAACAAGCGGGACATTCTAAATCAGAACCGGGACAATCATCTCCATCTACAGCAGTTACTACACAAGTTGCACCAGAAGCATCACAAGCACCATTATTTTCTATTAAAGGAACATTAAGATTTTCCACATCTATAATGTCATTAGCCTCATCTCCTACTAATACTCTAAATATAGTATAAGTAACAGGAAGTGGAAAATCCTCTATTGGATTAATTTTTATTTCTAAATAGTAATTATCTCCGTCTTTATAGTATCTAGCCTCTTGAAATTCATTGCACCATTGAGGGTAATAACCAGTACTATTAGAAGATTTATACCAACGCACTGGAAGAGGTGCTACTGCCCCAGGTATTTCAGCAAAAGCACCTTGTAAATAATAAGTGTCATTATAACAACCACAAGGAACTTGAAAGCAATCTGGTCCTTCGGTAAGACCATTTATTACAATTTTTAAACAAGTAGGAGGATCAAAAGGAATAAAACAACCAGGACAACCCTCTCTACGCACACCATGATAGAGTAATTTGAAATCAGTAAAAGTAACCGGACCCGTAATATTACCTGTTCCTACTCCTCCCCAGTTGTCAGTTAGACTGTTATTATGATAATGAAATGTTTTAGTTCCCCCAGACCCATAGTTTAAGCAAACTACGTTTTTACTAAAAGCTACTTCAATAATAGCCGTTGGTCCTGGTAATACATCAATTGGTAATGATACATCATCTTCTACTTGTGTGTGAGCACCACCTTCTACACGTACAATTCTAAAAGTTACTTTAGTTCTTCCATCACCATATAAACCAAATTCTAATTCTCCATACCAATAATCTGCATTAGTTCTATAATTACTTATCACTCTTATCTGATCGCCCAAACTAATATCATTAAACACAACTTGGACTACGTGCTCATCTTCATCATTTACAGCCTCACATTTTAACAAAGCATTTGAATCGTTGGTAACAATACTTTCATTATTTACAGTCCATGTACCAAATACCTGCTCAAAATCAGATTCTTCATACCCCTTACCAGACCATTCTGGATAATACACACAATAATCAGGACAACAACAAGGTCTTCCAGCAGGCATTATTTCCAAAATCCTTTGGGACATTCTTCTGTAGCCATTTTAATTTTGTTGAACAAAGCACTTTTAGCTTTGTTCACTTTGCAACCACACAAGATACAAGATCTATTTAACTTGAATTCACAACTATTACAAAACTGATTATAAATCCTTTCTACCTCCTCGTCAGATCGAACAGGTCTTCCAGCAGAAATCCATTTTACTATTGCTTTTCTATAATTACTTAATTTTTTAGTAGTAGAAATCTCCTTTTCTTTTTTATTTATTTTAACAGGTTTCTTTTTAATACCATTTACTTTATCATCCCATAATTTTCTATACTGTTCATTTGTTTGGCACAAATGAAACAGTTTTGGTGTCATTTCCCTTTTATAACGATCACACCATCCTGGTTTAGTGCATCTACAAGGTTCTACTACCATTCTATGGCCTGGTTATTGTTATGTCTATCATTTGACTACTGTCACAATCACAACAAGGATCTACATTTTCTAAAATATCAAAAGAGTCTTGCCACTCAAATGGAACACTACTATTACCACATTCCATATCATCGGGAGCTAAGCATATAGTATCTACTACAGGACAATCCAATCTAACACACCAAACATCCACTCCTCCAAAACTACTGGAACTACTACTTGAACTAGTAACAGAGCTAGATGAAGAAGTCTCCATCTGACCTGTTTCTCCAGTTGTTCCTGTTGTTCCTGTTTGAGACGAACTACTAGAAGAAGTTATAGATTCACTACTGGAACTACTTGTAGAAAGAGCTTCACACCAGAATTCAATAGAAATGTCTGGACCATTTGTGCAATTTATAGTACCTTCCCATTGTTCATTTATGTCACTCCAAGTCAATACTATATCTTGTGCTGGTATTCCAGCACAAGAGGATGTAACAGCACAATCAAATTTTCTAGAAAAAGCATTACCACAGCAATCAACTTCTATTGGGCTGCTTAAAGATGTTCCTAACGAAGAACTAGTACTACTAGAGGAACTTGTGGATGCTTGACTTGATGTAGAACTTGTACTGGAAGTGGAACTACTACTACTTGTTAATGAACTACTGCTAGTGCTAGATGTACTACTAGTACTGGAAGTGGAACTACTACTACTTGTTAATGAACTACTGCTAGTGCTAGATGTACTACTAGTACTGGAAGTGGAACTACTACTACTTGTTAATGAACTACTGCTAGTGCTAGATGTACTA